CACAATAGCCAGTTCCGATATGTCCTCGTGGAGACCTACGAATTGGGAACTGTTAGCCATGCCCGCTGGCGGTACCTATGCGATAGCCAGTTCCGATATGTCCTCGTGGAGACCTACGACTTGGTACCTGTATGATATGCCCGCAGGCACCTACACAATAGCCAGTTCAGACATGTCCGCGTGGACAGGAGTGACAACTCTAAATTATTACAACATGCCTTCCGCCATCACGGTAACCGCAAATACGCTATCTACTCAAGTCGCCATGACCACGTTGAATCTTTCGAACGATGCGCTGGCGGCTGCTGCCGTGAATCAAGTGCTGGCGGATTTGGTCACAAGCCTGACGGGTCGCGGCAGCACGAAATGCACCACGACCCTTAATGGCACGAATGCCGCGCCGACGGGTACTGGCGTCACAAACAAGGCGACTCTGGTAGCGGCGGGTTGGACGGTAACGACGAACTAGGAGGACTCCATGAAGAAAGTTATTATCTCGTTTTTAGCTGTAACGATCTCGATGTTCGGCGCTTCCGTGTCGAGCATTACGTGCTCTGGGCAGACCGCGACCGTGAATGCAACCGGGCATGACCTGGTGGCAAGTCAAGGCTTCTCGTTATCCGGTACCTCCGGGACGCTCAACAGTACAGCCTCGACCGTGACGGCAAACGCCTTGACGTTTGTCTTGCCGACAGGCACACCGTGTTCTGGATTTACAACCGGCTACACGACAATTGTGGCGGCCAAGCAAATCATAGATCTGTCGAGCAGTGCGAATCCGTCAGCCGCCACCGTGACTCTGAACTATCTGTACTGGTTCACCACGGCCTATCCCAATCCTTTATCCGCCAGTACGGTGAGCGCGTGGTCTGGAGCTTCAGCAGCGGAGAATGCCGCCTTGGTAGCGGGGACCACAGTTGAGACATACGGTAGCCTGACAATCCCCGCGTCTACCGCCGCTGCCTCGGTGCAAACAATGGTCATCTCGCAATACAACGCGATGCAAGCGGGTTTCGCGGGGTATCTGCTTGCGGGTGGCTATTGGTGGAACGGAACTGCTTGGGCGAATCACTAATGAAACGCTTGACGATTATCGCAATGCTTTGTAGCGCGTCCTGGTGCAGTCCGCATCGGCTATTCAAAATGTCGGTCGTGGCCGTGGCTGGCGCGACTGCTGCGGATATTTCCTCATCGGTTGGGATGCGGGAGCTAAACCCGATTCTCGGACGCGGCGCATTTGGACCCAGGCAGGCTGGATTATGTGCCGGAGCCAGCGGCGGGGTACTCCTGATCGAATGGTTCATGGTGCGGCACCATGCTAGTGAGCGTGCGGCTGCGGTTGCTAACTTTGGGATGGCAGCCGCGCACGGGGCGGTAGCGTATCACAACTACACGCTGCCCAGATACTAAAAACCGGGTGCAGATCAGGACAGCAGGAAAGCGATTCGGAATTGTAGTTTTGTAAGCGCCTGCAAGAACAGGCGAAAGAGAGCATGTCACCTGAACCGACAGTCACGCTAGCGCCACCGCCGTCCACCGGCCTGGGTGCGCGTGTCGGCAAGCGCTACCGAGCCAAGGATGCGCGCGCGGAGCGCCTGGGACTCATCTCGCCCGGCAGCGCGCTCGGGTCCGTATCAGCGCAGGCCTATGACGCATTCGTGAACGCCGCCGCGCGCATGGGTTGGGGCACGCCCAGTGTGGCGGAGGGTGCGGACTATCAGATGGTCCGCACCAGCTTTGACTACTGGCTTCTCGTGACACTCTATCGGAATCACTGGATCTCGCGGCGCATCGTCGATGCGCCGGCCAAGGATATGGTACGCGCCTGGCCGAAACTGACCTCGGAACTTCCGCCGGAGGATCTCACGACCATCGATCGCGCGTTCCGCAAGACGGGGACGAAGCGGAAGTTGCTCAAGGCGCTGAAATTCGGACGTTTGTTCGGCGGCGCCGCGGCGCTCATCATCATCGACGGCCACGAGGACAGACTCGACCAGCCGCTGAAACTTGATGAGATCGAAGTGGGTTCGTATCGCGGGCTGATCCCGTTCGACCGCTGGGTGGGAATCGCGCCGGCGGGCGAAGTCTGCACGGACATCAACCGGCCGAACGCGTTCGATCTGCCAGAATTCTACAACGTCCAGCAGCCATCCGTGAACACTTTCAGGGTCCATGCTTCCCGCATCCTGCGCTTCTGCGGGCCTGACGTGCCAGCGCCCGAATATCAGGCACAGCAGTATTGGGGGATTTCGGTACTGGAGCCGGTGTATGAAGCGCTCCGCATGCTCGATAACGTGTCGTGGAACGTCCTGTCACTGACATTCCGAGCGTCCATACTGGCCATGAAATGGAAAGATATGGCCCAGGCTCTCTCTGGCGCTGGTACGAGCGTGGCAGCCTCCCAGCAGTTCTACCAGCGTATGCAGGCGGTCAATCATCTGCTGAGTAATCAGAATTTGATGGTGGTGCCCGAGGACGGCGGAATCGAGAGCATAACCGCTTCCTTCGCATCGCTGCCGGAGGTTATCCAGCAGTTCCAACTCAACATCTCCGGCGCGGCGGAAATGCCAATTACACGGCTATTCGGCCGCACGATCACGGGCCTCGGCCAGAGCAACGATGCCGACGAGCGGCTCTACGAAGAGCGCATCGCCACCGAGCAGGACGAGAATCTCCGGCCGGAGTTGGAGAGACTGTTCGCGGTGGTGTCGATGTCTGAACTCGGCGAGGTCCCCGACGATCTGGATTTCTCCTGGCCGAGCGTGCGCGTGCTCACCGAAGAGGAAAAGACGAAACTCGCAACGGACAGCACGGCGAACGTGGTCGCGTTGGTGAATGCCGGCCTCTGGCGCAAGTCCGATGGATTACGCGAACTGAAGCAGCAGAGCGACGTTACGGGCTTTGCTACCAATATCACTGACGAAATGATCGAGCAGGCAGAGAAGGACGAAGAGTCCGGACTGGGCGAGATGGGCGAGACCATCGAGCAGTTGCTGGCGCCGCGCGGCGGCAAGGAAGGCGGAGCGCCGGCAGACGGCGGGACGCCGGCGACGAAGGCGGCCACCGGGCGCGCGGACGACAGCGACTTCGAAGAGTCGAAGCACCCGCGATCCAAGTCTGGATCCGAGGCTGGGCAGTTCACGGCTAAAGGAGGCGGCGGAGGCGGCAGCTCGAATAGCTCAACCGGAACGGCAGCTCTCGCGCCGGCATCCGCTGATCGTGCCGCCTGGCCGAAACACATTCAGGATCTGAAGTTGCCGCCGGCCTGGCGCGACGTGAAAATCAGCGGCGATCCGGATGCGGACTTACAAGCGACCGGCAAGGATGCCAAGGGCCGCCTGCAGTATGTGTATTCGAAGCGCTTTCAGAACTCACAGGCCGAAGCTAAGTTCGCGCGCATCAAAGAGCTTGACAGTAAGTTCCCCGAGATCCAGCGCCAGAATTCCGCGAAGCTGAAATCGGCCGACGAAAAAGAGCGGCAGCATGCCGAGTGCATCCAGCTCATCATGGAGATGGGAATCCGCCCAGGCTCTGAAGCGGACAGGAAAGCTAGTGCGCAAGCCTATGGCGCCACAACGTTGCAGGGCCGGCACGTTGTGCAGCGCGGCGACAAGATGTATCTACAGTTCACCGGAAAACAGGGAGTCAATCTGAAACTGCCGATTCCTGGCTCGGTGGCGAAGGTTCTTGCAGAGCGCGCGAAAGCGGCCGGGCCCAATGGGCAGTTATTCCCAGACATCTCCGAAAACACACTGCTCGAATACACTCACTCTTTTGATGGTGGCGGATTCAAGACTAAGGATTTCCGAACACGGCTAGGAACCAGTGTCGCGCTGGAGCAGGTCCAAGCCATCAAGCCGCCGACAAATCCGAAAGACTACAAAAAATCAGTGTTTGCAGTCGCTAAGGTAGTTTCTGAGAAGTTAGGCAACACGCCGACGGTCGCGCTTCAGAGCTATATCAGTCCGACTGTGTTTGCTGACTGGAAGGCGTATGCCGCTGCCTGATGTTTATTTCGGACCGCCGGATGATGGAGATCTCGACTGGCGCGAGGAAGTCTACGAAGATGAGACGCCGGACGATGACGAAGAGATGGCCGAGACTCCAGAGGACGTTGTAGCGATTTTGGGTTTTGATCCTTTGGAAGAGATGGTCGACTGACATGATCCCTGTCGAGCAGACACGCGTGGGTTCGGGTGTAGGCAATTGCTTCGCGGCGTGCCTGGCGTCGATCCTCGAGATACCGGTCGAGGATATTCCCGACTT